AGAAGCTCGTTGCTGATCTTGATCATCGTGCCGAGCTTGTACGCAGAGAGCGTGGTCTGCCCGAATCTGGTGTCAGTCTCCGGGATCTCCTCGCCCTCGTCGATCCACTGCGCCTCCATCGTATCGTTGGCGATAGGAATCTTGCGGGTGCCGGAATTGGTCTTGATGACAGTCGCCATCTGACGGAAGATGTTGTTCTCCTCCAGTGCCTGAATCAGTCTGCGCTCGAACTCATCCGGCACAGTGTAGCCGCCCTCGGTGTCCTCACCGACAGAGAGCGCGTTGCGGACTGCAAGCTGATCGCCCTTGTTGCGGATCATATCCCAGAAGGCGGACTTGTACTCATCGGTCGCGGTCGGGTTTGTGGGCGGCGTGGTCTTGGTACCGGGAGCGTTGGTGACAGGCTTGCTGGTCGGAGCGGAAAGCGCCGCATCGAGGGCTGCCTGCTGCTCAAGACGCTCGATCTCTGTGCCCAGCGCCTGCACCTCACCGGCCATTTTGTTGTACTGCTCCACTGCGGAAGCCTCCACGAGACCGTTCTCACCACGGTGCTTTTCGAGGAATGCCTTTGTCTGCTCCCACAGGGTATTGCGCTTGCTGCGAAGTTCCATGATCTTGCTCATATCTTTTTCTCCGTTTCTGCCGGATATCTCCGGCGGTCATAAAAATACAGCCTGCTTATCTCAGAAAAGCAAGCTGCTGTTTCAGAATTTCATACGGCATTGCGCCGTCAGCGGTTTTGCCGTCCATACCGATCACAGGCAAATCCGGCACTGTAACTGTCGGTGCGGTCAGCCCTTCCTCGGAAGGTTTCTGTGCATCATCTGCTTTGCCGTCATCGGGCGGCTCTGTGCCTTCGGGTGCTGCGGAAGCGGTGATCTTTCCCAGAATGGTCTGTCCCATGACACGGGTACTGTACTCCCAAAGGGCATCGCCGGTGTCCAGCTTGAACGGCTTCTTTTCGGTCTCTTTTTTTTCATCGCCCTCATCGTCACCGCCTTCCTCATCGGGCTTGTCAGGCTCTTCCGGATCGTCAGGCTCATCCTCCTTCTTGTCCGGTTCGGGCTTCTTTTCATCAAAGAGGATCTCATCTGCAAAGCCCAGCTCGACCGCCTTTTTCGCATTGATCCATGTCTCATCGGACATGAGCTTGCTGATGCGATTTCGGGAAAGGCCCGTCTTTGCGGCATATGCGTTGATGATGCTCTCCTTGACCTCATTCAGCGTTGCAATGGCTTTTTCCATATCCTTTGCGTTGCCGAATGCAATGGTAGAAGGGTCATGGATCATGAGAAGTGCGGTCGGAGACATCTGCACGGTATTGCCTGCCATTGCGATCACACTTGCCGCTGATGCAGCGATGCTTGCGATTCTGACAGTGACATTGTGCGGATAGTCACGAATCATCGTGTAGATCTCCGCAGCGGCGAAGACGTTGCCGCCCGGCGAATTGATCCAGAGTGTGAGGTCACCGTCTTCGGCATACAGCTCATCTCTGAAATCCTGCGGCGTGATCTCATCGCCCCAGAAGGAATCCGAGTCGATCGGCCCCTCCAGGCGGAGCACTCTGCCGCCGCTGTCATCGTGAATATAGTCCCAGAATTTCGGCATTTACATCCCTCCGTTTCGTACTTTCTTCCTGCGCCTTTTCCGCAGGAATCTGTCATCGGTCGATCCTTCATCCGGTTCGTCCTGTTCCTCTGTATCTGTTTGCTCCGGCTCGTCCAAGTCGTAGGCGGCACCTGCATCCTGCAGCTTGTTATAGCTGCCGTTGAGGTAATAATCATCACCACCGAGATCGTGCGGAATGAGATCCATGTTTTCAAGCCTGCGCACATCGTTAGGCGACATAAAGCCGTTGCCGACACCGATCGCATAAGCGTTCATTCTACTCTGGTAATCTCCGCGCATCAGGCCGTCCACGTTGAATTTCGGGAAATATACATCCTGTTCCTCCTCCAGCAGAAGGTCTTTGATGATGCCTTTTTCAATGCGGATGATCCACGGCATGAGCGAATACTGCACAAATGCGATGCCCTGATGCTCGATGTTATTGAAGGTGCTGCGCTTCAGATCCTGTACCAGATGGGGCGGAACCTGAAACATTCGGCAGATTTCTTCCACATCGAATTCCCTGGTAGAAAGGAACTGCGAATCCTCCGGCGGCAGCGATATCGGCTTATACTGCATTCCTTCTTCTAGGACTGCGATGCGGTGCGCATTGCGGGAACCGCCGTACACCCTCGTCCAGTTCTCACGGATCTTTTCCGGATTTTTCAGCACGCCCGGATGTTCCAGAACACCGGCAGGCTGCGCTCCGTTTTTGAAGAAGGCGCTGCCGTAACGCTCCACCGCCATTGCTGCGCCCAGCGCATTTTTCATCATGGCAATGGGTGAAAATCCCACAAGTCCGTTGAATCCCAGACCGGGAATGTGAAGAATCTCGTCCCGCTGAAAAATGATATCCTTGTCATGCTCACCGGGCTTTTCGTCGGTGTATGCGTGATAGGTGTAGATCAGGTCACCGCTTTTCGGGTCACGGTCGATTTCCACGTTCTCAGGGAGAAGCGGATACAGACCGACGATGCCGTTCTTGCCGTCACGGACGATCTGTGCGTATGCGTTGCCCCAGAGTAGCAGATGACACATCAGCGCTTCCCAGAATGAAAATGAACTCATTTCGGGATTCGGCTGCCGGTAGAGTATCTTATACAGCGGATGATCTGTTGCGCGTTCCTTATCCTCGCCGGCACCTGTATATCTGTACAGATGCAGCGGAAGCCCTGCAATGGTATTTGACAGCAGTCTCACACAGGCATAAACGGTCACAATCTGCATTGCCGTTCGTTCATCGACACGCTCTCCGCTGTGTGTCATGCCGAATACAAACAGATTACCGGAATCGCGGACATTGTCCCGGATATCCGGCAATGACGGTGCATCTCTCGGCTTGTTGATGCCAAGCCAGCTTAATAAGCCCATATATATTACCTCCTACAGAACGATCAGGTCATGATCGGGTTCGTCATAGACACTGCCCTGCATTTCATGGCGGATCACTCGGTCGAGTGCCATGATCCAGGCGACAATGCCGTCGATTTTCTCGGTACTTTTCTTTTTGCTCGGTTTTATATTCTCCGCCGCATCAATTTCGGCGACCACATTTCCTGCCATCCATCTGAGAACGGGATTGCCGCCGTGAACGAACATACCTTCGAGTATGAGCTTGTACAGCTCCTTCATCGGGGGAGACATATCCTTGAATCCCATACCCATCGGCACAACCGTAAAACCGTCACCCTCAAGGTCTGTGATCAGCTGTGTGGCGTTCCATCGGTCGGCTGCGATCTCCTTAATGTTATATATCGTGTGCAGTTCATTGATCGTTTTCCGTACAAAGTTATAGTCCACCACATTGCCCTCTGTGATATGAAAAAGTCCCATGCGCTCCCAGACATCGTAGGGAACATGGTCTCGCCGTACACGGAGGTCACGTGTTTCTCTTGGCAGCCAGAAGTGCGGGACAATGATGTATTTGTCGCCCTCAGTAAGTGGCGGAAATACCAGTACGAATGCCGTAATGTCGCTCGTACTCGACAGGTCAAGTCCGGCATAGCACTCTCTGCCTCGTAGCTTTTCAAGGTCGATTGGTAGATTTCCTCTGTCGTAGATATGCTCCGGGATCCATGCGACCGCGCTTCCGACCCACTGGTCGAGTCTCAGCTGACGGAATACATTTTCTTCAGCAGGATTTGTCAGCGCCTCACGGTGCGCATCACGGACACGGTCAATGGTGATCGTATGCCCGAGAGACGGATTTGCCTTGTACCACGATTCCTCGGCGTTCCAGTCATCGTCATCATTCAGTCCGTAGATCACGGGATAGAAGGAAGGGTCGATGCGTCTGCCGTCCAGAATATCTTTTGCTTTGGTGTGGTATTCGTAGCAGATTGAATTTCTATCAGTTCCTGCTGTGGTAATCAGGAAGTACAGCGGCTGCGTTCGGGCATCGCCGGAGCCCTTTGTGAGAACATCCACAAGGCTGCGGTTCGGCTGCGCGTGCAGCTCGTCAAGTACCAGACCGGATACATTCAGACCGTGCTTTGTGCCGACTTCCGCCGAAAGCACCTGATAGAATCCTACATTGCTGTAGTTCACCAGACGTTTTGTCGCCGCCATGATCTTGGAGCGTTTCAGGAGCGCCGGTGTCATTTCCACCATACGCTTTGCAACGTCAAAAACGATAGAAGCCTGCTGTCGGTCAGCCGCTGCGCCGTAGACTTCGGCGGACGGCTCGTTATCGGCGTAAAGCAGATACAGTGCAATTGCCGCCGCAAGCTCCGATTTTCCGTTTTTCTTCGGAATCTCAACATAGGCTGTACGGAACTGCCGGGTGTCGTCTTCTTTTACAACACCGAAAATATCCCGGATGATCTGCTCCTGCCACGGCAGCAGCCAGAACGGTTTTCCTGCCCAGCGGCCTTTGGTATGGCAGAGGTTTTCTATAAAGCGAACAGCCCTGTCCGCTTTTGCCGCATCATAATGGGAATCCGGCAGCATGAAGCGGGTGGGATGGTAGTCGGTGAGTTTCGGGTAGTTCGCAGGTCTTTCTCTTGCTTTTGCTGTTCTTGCCATCAGCCGCCTCCCAGAAGTGCATCCATATCGTCAACGGCGGCATCCTTCATATCTGCACCGGCAGTGATACGGCTTCTTGCCGCCGGAGTCAGTCCGAACTGCTCTGCGATCTTATTCATGATCTTCAGATAGGTCTGCGCAATACTGACCTGCGGGACCTGCTGCCAGTAACCGGATTTCGTTTTCACGATCGTGCCGTGCTGTGTCATAAATTCTTCGGCTTCCTTCCAGCGGGCGTATGCCTGACAATAGGATGCGAATGCCGCCTGATCGACCTCGGTCAGCACACCGATCGCTTCAAGCTGTTTGGATAGCCTGCGCCATTCCTTTTTTGCTTCGGGCTCCAGCCACTTCGGACAGGGCGGCGCTTTGCGTTCCGGTTTCGGCTCTGCCTCATTCAGCGGACGCTTGCCGGGATTGCCTTCCAGTTCTTTGATCGCTGTGGGCTTTGGTTTTCTGCCTCTCTGAGCCATCCGCATCACTCCTTCCTGTTTTTGTATAAGAAAAAGAGCCTACGAAAAACGTAAGCTCTAAAAAACGGGTATCCTATGTTTATTTCCGATTCAACGCATCCATGATTATGGCTGAACCGTCACGGAATCCTCTGATGTAACTGTCTTCGGATGTAACAGAAGCCATCTCCTGGTTCAAATCTATCAGCTTTTCCAGAAGATTCATCTCATCAACGGACAACTGCTTTTTCAATGCCTGATACAGTTCTTCGGCCTGACTGTTCAGAGCAGTGTACTCTTCGTTGTTCGTAGTGATCTCTGCCGGTGCGCTGATCTTGCCGTGGTATAAGTCACTGATTGCTCCCATGTTTTCACCTCCCTTCGCAGCGGAGGAAAGAGCAGAGGGCAGCCCTTTGGCTGCCGTGCCCGTATGCTGCTCAGTTGAACTTTTTCAGGAGCATCTCAAGTACTGCCTTGGTGTCTCTGTCTGCTGCCTTGATGTCCATCCCACGGTCGTAGTTGAAAACTGTTCTGCCGCCCCGCTCGATCCAAATCTTTGAGGCTCTGCCCTCGTTGTATCCGAATTCGCTGGGTTCCTCAAAATGCTTGACTGCGTATCTGTACGCCTTTCCGTTGTAGGTGATGGTATCCTGAGTCCACATAGTGTTTTCCTCCGCTTTTCTTGTTTTCGGCTCGGTTTCCCGTTCCGTTGTACACAGTATAACTCTGTTTCGCACATATAGCAATAGTGAGTAATCACGATCATTTCGGGCTATATTCCGCGTTTTGTTGTGTACATTATGGCTTTTCGCAGGAGGCTTACAAACGCGCCGTGTGGGCGGCTTTCAGCGTGGGGCAAGTTATCCGCAGAAAAGCCGTTAGCCCCCACACGAGCGAACGTGGTGCAAATCAGGGCTTGCTGTTCCTGCCCAGTTCGTATGCACGCTCCAGCATCTGGCTGACCTCTCGCAGGCTGATACCGGGGAAATTATGCTCAGCATTGGTATCATCGTAGGGATCATCCTTCTCACCGTAAGGTGTCAGACCACCGGCAAATCGGATGCCGTAGGATTCTTCTGTTGCGATCTGCTCCAGAGCTTTTCTCGTTTCGTTATCCATGTGTGCGCTCCTTTCGGGGAATACCGCCCTTCCGGAGAAGGGCGGCTCGTTTTTCAGTCGGCGAAGTTTTCAAGGTAGTCGCTGATCGCCTTTGCGATCTTGGTGTAGTCCGCTGTGGTGGGGTGGTAGTTGTACCATTCGCTATCTCCGCGGTATGTCCATGCGTGAATGGTGTCTTTGCTTGCCCAGTGATCGCTGAAGCGAATGACGATCTCATCAATCTTGCCTTCGCTGCGGTTCAGAACCGTGATTCGGATCGCAGGGTAGTTTTCAGCAACTCCAAGCGTTGTGAAGGTTGCCTTCACCGTCGTGGTCTCCGTCAGGCGGGCAATGCAGGCTCTGCCGACCAGCTTGGGGTTCTTCAGCAGGCTGACCTTTGCGGTCATTTTCTTCAGTTCGGTTTCAAAAAAGTTCATGGTGGTTTCCTCCGTTTTGTGTATTCGGTTCGGTTTCCCGTTCCGTTGTACACATAGTAACTCTTTTCGCTCGATATATCAAGATGGTAAAACAACAGATCAGAAAAGGCGTATCTTCGCAGGATTTGTACATATTATGCCTTGCTCACAAACGCGCACAGATGCGCCGTGTGAGGCTTGCAGCGTTGGGGCATCCGTATGCCATCCTGCCTGCACCCCTGCCATAGGGCGGCTCTGTGCCGCCCCGGTGGGGCGACCGGCTCATCTGCCGGTCATCCATTCCCATTCGCTTTCGCAGGCTTCTGCGTACTCTGCCTCGAAAAGGGCATCGTCATCGATCCATTCGGTTTCGTACTCAATCTCCTCGATGCCCTCGAAGGTCGTGCCGTTTGCGGCGGCGTCTTCCTGCGCAAGGCTGTCGGCGTTCTCCTCAACCCAAGCCCTGAAGTCCTCTGCGTCGAGGTCGTCCTCGTTCTCGATTTCCAGTTCGTAGCCCTCGTCCTCGGTGTCGTACCAAAGGATCGTGGCGCTTCTGATCGCCTCGCGTGCGTTCCAGTCGTCTCTGCCTGCCATTGCTCTTGCCTTTGCCAATCCGTAACTGATCATTGTTTTTTCCTCCGCTTTTCGTTGTTTCGGTGGGCTTTGCCCTTCCGTTGTGTACATAGTAACTCTTTTAGCAAAATTTATCAAGCGGCTAAATGTACAGAAGAAAAACGGCGAATTTCCGCAGGAATTGTACATATTATAACGGGCAAAAAATGCGCCGGAAACCGATGCGAAGATGGGGCAGAACCGCAGCCCTGCCCCTGTTGCTTTACTCTACGATGTGGAGTACCACCATGCCGTTCGGTGTCGGGATGAAGATCTC